AAAAACTGGAGCTTGATCCCCCAAATCTGCAATGGCTTTCTCGTATTCTTTTACTCCTTCTGCATTCAATTCCCATTTTGGCTGATAGGTTTCCAATTGTACCCATTGCCTTGTCAAATCTCCTTCAATGCCAAGTCCTTGTTTTTGTCTTTCATAATACTGAGTGACAATCTTGTTTAGCCTATTGTACCCGGATCCTAACCTTTCAATTTCAGTAAAATTCTTTATGGCAAAATTCAACTCCTCCTCGGACAATTTATTTTTCTTACCGGCTTTTTCTGCCACGGCCAGATAAGATTTTCTGGCAATGTCGACTTCCAGATCAGACATCTTTCTCATCAATACCAACATGTTCCTACCTGCCTGTATTTTAGTTTCCAGAGCCGTCTGGTCGTTCTCATACATAATAGACCGCTGTTCTTCAATCTCCCGAATAAGATCCTGTTCCTTTATCTGGTACTCCCTACCCACGTTTGCTATGTAACTCATCATGTCACTGTAATCACGACCGGCTCGTATGGCTTGTCGCATTCCCCTTATGAAATTTGAAAAATCTGCAGTGGCTATTGACTTCATAAAATAATCAAGTCCGGTTCTTGCCCCCTCGATAGTGGAATGAAACCATGATGCTGTTGTATCGGTTGATTCCATTATGGCTTTGAAGGTTTTCCATGTTGCCACGGCGGCAATAACTTGTATTGCTAAGGTTTTGAAACCACTGGCAATACCTTCAGTTTGACTTTCGGCCACTCTACCCACTTCATTATAACCCTGTAAATCCTGTTCAGCTTCCTGAATCTTTCGATTGTACTTTGCTATTTCTTCAATTGAAAAAGCCCCTTTCTGTTTTTCTCTCAATTCAGCGATGGCTCCTTCAAGATCGTTGATAAGTCCCGATTGCCGTTTGATACCGGTGTTTACAGAACTCAAGGCTTTTCCAACAGTCTTTTCGTAACGTAGAAAAGCCTTTTCTGCCTCGGGAATTCCACTATCATCAATTCCCAGGGTGGCTATGAGCTGACCGATGTTCATTTTTCCTTACCTTTTTTAACTTTGAACGCCCCTGCTATTGAATATACTATTTGCTTCATTTCATCGACAGTTTGTTTCCTTTTCTCTACCCAACCATGGACTCCCAGTGAACGTACTGTAGTTTCCTGTTCTTCTGCTTCTTCTCCCCATTTTGGCATGAAATCATCTGGAGAAGACATAACAGATCCTTTCTTTCCCCAAATGGCACGAGCAATGTTAGTAATCGCAGAAACTGTATATGCCATCCTGAAATCAGCCCGTCCTTCTCCAATAGGTTCCAATCTATCATATGCTTCCCATTCACTTAATTGGGCAGAAGTCAACTCATTCAGTAAATAATCTGGATGAGCATACCCTAACTCTTTGCAGAGCCGGAATTGGAATCGGCGGCTGGGCCGCCATCTGAGTTTTTTACCAAGAACTCCTTATCCTCTGGAGTGATTCTGTTCAACTCTTGAGCAGCGTTGGCAATTTTATCCAGCTTGGAAGCCTTCATGCTTTTGCTCAGTTGAGCATAATCTTCCGGCTGCAATAAGAGATCCCCTTTTTCATCACAAAGAGTGTTGACTGCGATTTTAGCCCGGAAATCTTCCAAACGTCTTTCATACTTGAATCGTCCAGTGCTTTTTGTATCTTCCTTGACTTCATAAAGTGAACGTTCAAATTGATCCCGTTCACGACCGGTCATTTCCCGTACAAAGACGTGTTCTCCATCCCCCAAATCAACTTTGACTGTTTTGAGAGGTTCTTTCTGCAATAATTTTTTTCTGTCCAATAATGTTGTCATGATTAGCTTTTTTAAATGTTATACAATATAAATCCATGATTAGGATTCATTACCATTAACCTGGGCTCGGCCCAGAACCAGAATTCACTGTGACCTGTCCACTAATTTTAATGGTCACGTCGACAGTAATTTTGTTGTCGGGTGGAATTGTCAACGGCATCTCAGTCACCAAACCTTCAAATTCCAAGGTGGTGTTTTCAGCGTCTGGTAACACAATTTCATAATTCTGAAGATCATCATCCTCAAAATCATTCTTCATCGTGTCATACTCTGCACGAGTGAAGTTTAATGAAAGTGTCACCGTACCTGAATCACGAAACCCGGCTATGAACTCTCGATACCCATCAGTTGAATCCAACGATGTAACATCAATTGTATCTCTGCTCATTCCAGGACCACCAATGTTATTGACTTCTGCAATAGTTGCCCACGCAGAACCGTTCCACCTACGAAACAATGTTCCTACTCCTGCTACAGCATTGCTCATAATTTACCTCCTTTGCATGTTAAAGTTTACAATAAATCGTACTCTATTATTGCCATCCCAGTCCAGTAAAGCAGGGCCACTGGAACAATAGATGACTGTATATAATGTTTCATTCCAAGTCTCGTGTGACCGACCGTGGAGTGAAGTCGTTATATTTTGTACCAAATTCCATCCCGTCAAATAGTCTATACTTCTTACTCTTATCTGAATGCTTGGATAATAGTAGTTTTCCCCTTGTTGAAAAGTCAATTGAGGAGGCATCCCTCCTGTATCATATATGGTAACACAATCATCCGGGTTGGATGGTTCCTTACCAACGAACAAGTTTGTAGCAAAAACCAGTCCCAGGGAACTCTCTGCTACCAACATATCTTTTATATCTTCAGAACAAGGATTCATTTTATCTGTGCGTTATCTCCAATAATTTTCAATATTGGATCGTGGTTACGTTCCAGTGCTGATTGAAAGAATTTAGGTCCAGAGTTCGGTCTGCTCCAATTGATTCTCTTTTCGGCATCATCTACCATTTCATGAACAAACACAGCATAATTAGCAGTAAAACCAATAACTATTCCAAAAGTTTTTTCATCACGGTAAGGCCACGAGGTCCATGACCCCCTCAAATTACCTGTACGTCCAATAGGGATCAATGGAGGGGTTTTATCCATATCATTCCTAATGAAAGCAGCTGCTTTAATTAACCCTGTCATACTTCTGTTTTCCATGGCTTTAATCTCTTTATCCAAATTTTTCAGAACAATATCTAATCCTTTTACTCCTGTAATTGGATTTACCGACTTTGGTGTATGTGCCATACGCTTAAATATATGCTTTTCTTACAAATTCATTTGATCCACGAATTGATGGTATTTTATCAAAACGCTTGATCTTGAAAGCTCCATTGAGCTTCTTCGGATTCTCCAGCTCATCACTGTCCAAATCATCCAGTGTACCTAAATACAAGTAACCTTCTTCATCCACGTCTTCCAGCACGTATATTCTCGACCTCGAAACAATTTCGTTGCCTTGAGCATCCTGAATCACTTCCTTTACATCTTCCCACCGGCAATCTATCTCGACAGGATACCTGCTTCCAAACGTTTCCCCTCCATACCCATCATCCACTGGGTCACCCCAATAAACAGCTGTCTGATTACAGGTTCTTTTCATAAAGTCTTCAATTCCCATATCTTTTACTCAAAACTTGTTACTGCATAAATACTGGCTGCTCTTTTACCGAGGTTTGCCATCTTCCCTGTTATGTCCAATTGCATCACCATCTGTCCGTATGGAGTGGAAGAAAGATTCTCTTTGAATTCCCCGGTGTATTGTACCGAAGCATCCCCAACCTTTTCCTGCTTTGTAGTACGCCACAGAGTGGATGCAATCATGTGTGCAGCAAACCAACGCTCTATTTCAGCCAGTAAAGCAGCTGGTAAAGTGGTATCATCCCCCAATATTTCCGTCACCAAAAGATTCGCAGTATTAACAAATACATCCACTATTGTATCGTCCAGGGTGCAATTATCTAATATTTCTTTTACCTTATCTATACTTGTTCTTGCCATTTCTTTATTGTGTTATCCATTATTTTGAATTCATCCAGTGCCGGTTTTTCATATGCTGTACCTTCCCATAATGTACCTCCAGGAAGATAAACCAAAATGCTCTGTTCCCAAAACCTACGCATTGTGTCTCGCCATTCCTTGCGGGGAGACACAAACGCTAAAATAACAATGTAACCCTCTTCCTCTTTCTTGCGAGCCAGGGATGATGCAGCAATCAAGTTACGACATCTGCCCCGGTCTGAGAAATCCTGATTGCTCGTTTGTTTTCTGAATGTATCTCCATCAATGATGAATACTTTACGACCTTCATCCATTAACTCTTTGGCCAAGGCATTTGCATAATGAGTTTTGCCCGCTCCTGCTTTACCTGTTATTAAATATACCATATTACCCAGTTTTTCTCACGTGTAACAAACGATATATGTTAAAAGGGCACATTACCCTGCTTTTATTCCTTTTTTACGTACATGCCATAAAAGTGGATCAATAAAATTCAACACTTCACTGCTCCATGGCAACCCTAACCATTCCATCATTTCCATCATTTGTCGGTAGTCTCCATCCACCATACGTTCTGGCCACACTATTTTACAATTCAATCCTTCGTTGATCATTTCAACAAAACGCTTTTCATGTTGGTGTACCCACCATTTCCATCCTTCTTCTTCACTTGTTGCTCCTACAGCTTTTTGATTTTCTTCCCTTATGAATGCTCGCATAAACCCCGTTCTCATACAAGACCGTACAATGTCCCCAGTTCTACGACGTACAATTATCCACTTGGCATCCGGAAATGCATAATGAAAAACAGGCCAAATCAAACACATCTTTGCCCCTTTGTACATCCACGGCCCTGTTACGTATCCCTGGTCGATCATTACCTGTTCTATGAGATGTTTAAAATCAACAGGAATTGTCAACCTACTTACATCTGGTAAGGGATATTGTCCCAATGGATCCACGTTCATCCCCCTCAGATAAGGTTTGATAATATCATTGCGTATACAGGCATTCTCGAACATACCTTTCTGATTGTTCTTGTTTGGCCCAGACATCTTACCTCCGAACGCTCCACATAAGTTTATTGCCCCAGCTACCATGCTGGTACCACTGCGAGCACAACCCGTAATCAAAATCGGTGACGGCGTTTCATCTTTCATTTCCAATATTGTTTAATCCACCTATTTTTTACTTGATGTGGTCGTGGTACACCATGAAACGATACAATGCTTGCCAATCTTGGTACACGACCATAACGTTGAA